TTCGTGTTCAATCAATCCTTCCAAAGGATGCGCGACGATTGGTATTGCGAAGAGGTAACCTTTAAAAATACGTCCGAACGCCTTGCGGAAACCGAGGCTCTCGAGCTATTCCCTGGCGACGATAAAAAGTCGGAGGACAAACGCATCAAGCACGCAGACAAAAGGAGCAAGGAATTTTCGCGCAGAAAGCGCCCCCTCGACGTTTTTACGTCCATTCATGGGTCCTACGAAGGCTTTGCTTTTGATCGGGCCTATATGGAGAAGTTTAGCTATGGTGCGCCATACGTGCGCGTTGAAGAGTACGGGAACTTGATTCTTGAAATGAAACAGGCTTCTTACTTAAAAAAGATGTACGATTCGCTAGTAGATCTGATCGACAACCCACGGCTTACGCCCAAGAGCATCAAGGATAAGGAGGGGGCAACCCCTGGCTCCGATGGGATGGGGCTCACCTGCCTTTTCACCCTTTCCAATCCAACCGAAAAGCAAAAGGAATACATCGAGTCCATCATCCTGCAAGCCGTTGGGCGGCGTGGGTTTCTGGTGAGTGAAACGATTGAAACGCTCGACCACGATAGGGCCACCCAGTCCGACGTGTATGATCTCGATGCTTTGCGAGACATATCTTATGAAGTTTTAACCTGTTTTGAATTTATTCTTGAACGGCTTAATTCAACGCCAAATAGGTGCATCCCGATGACTCCCGAGGCAAAAACCGCTTATGAAAAAATCCGAGTTGAAGTTGGACGGAGGTATAGCGAGCACGCCAAGTCTGGAATCCGCTCCGACAAGAAAATGCAGATCGCGACGGTGCTCAAGGACTTGGACCGGAAAACCTTAAAGATAGCCGCACTCTTTGCGATATTCAATCATGGCGAAACCACCCTGGAGATAACGGCGGAGGATCTTTCCTTGGCTCAAACCTTTGGGGAAAAGTTTTTCCTTGCCTCAAAAGCCTACTTTAACGATGCGGCCCCGTCGAATACGGAAAAGATCATCGCTTATATTTTGGAAAAGAAGTTCACTCCCGCGCGCGGGCTTTGGGAGGCGGGGCTTTTCCCCGGGATTCCTGGTCGCGCCCTGCAAGAGAACATTGCCGAGGTGATGCGCAATGAAATCATTCCAGCCGCCGAAGGACTTGGGATAAGGATTGTGCTGATTAAAAAGCGAAAAGCGGATTGGTATGGTGCGCAAAAAATGAGCCAAGAGGAGATCGAGGAAGCGCGTATGAATGAAAGCTTTGAGATTCCTCCCGAAATGCTGAAGGGCTGGAAAATTGGCGGATAAATTCTCTTGACCACTATATCAAGCTCTGATACTATTCAAGCGTCAACTTACAAAAAGAAAATGAATATACGCCAAGCCCTGCTCAATAAACAGGCTAAGCTTGGGAGGGTGATTTCACGGCCGGATCTTGCGAGGATGATCGCGGAAAAATACCCGGATCTCCCCAGCTCGGTGCCATGGATCACTGATCTATTCAGGCCCTCAAAGGTCGGCAAGGTCAGGCCCTCTGCAAGCCTCAAAGCTGCACTTGAGGATATACTGGGCGAACAAATTGATTTCTAAACTTTACTTCCATAACCCACAAATATAATGGAATTAAGAAAAGCAACACGTCAAAAAGCCAAGCTTCGGCTCGGTATCTCTGGACCCTCTGGATCTGGAAAAACCTATTCGGCACTACTTTTAGCCTCCGGCTTTGCGCCTTGGGATAAAGTAGCCTTGATCGATACGGAAAACGGCCGCGGTGATCTTTACGCTCATCTTGGCGAGTACAACATCATCACGCTCGGCGCGCCATTCACCCCAGAACGATATATTGAAGCTATCCGGGCTTGCGAAGCGGCTGGCATTGAGGTGATCGTTATTGACTCTATTTCCCACGAGTGGGAGGGCAAAGGTGGCATTCTTGAAATGAATGACCTCATAGCTCAAACCAAGTTCAAGGGAAATACATGGGCGGCATGGAGTCACACAACGCCAAGGCATCAAGCCTTTGTGCAAGCTATCATTCAAAGCTCATGCCATATCATCACCACGGTCCGCTCAAAAACGGAAACTGTGAACGAGGGCGGAAAGATTAAGAAGCTCGGCATGAAAGCTATCCAAAGGGAAGGTTTTGATTATGAGCTTACAGTAAATTTTAATTTGGACCGTGACTCGCACACCGTCATGGTGGACAAAGACAATACAGAGCTTTTTGAGGGCAATGACCCTTTCATTATCACGGCAAAGACTGGAAAACTTTTAAAGAAGTGGTGTGAGGAAGGAGTCGAGCCAGTAAAGGAAGTGCAGGAGTCATCAAAAGCCCCAAGCACAGCGCCACTCGACTTGACTGAAAGGCCGCACCTCAAGAAGTTGCGCGCTGCCCTTCAAAAGTTTGGGGCAAAAACGGTAGGGGAGGGGCTTTCCATCTTAAACGAAAAGGCTGGCCTTGCTCTTACGCAGTTTCCATCGAGCGAGGAAGACGCGGCCAAGGCTTACGCGGCCTTGCTAAATGGTGAGCTCCAAAACCCTAACCCACAATCATAATGGCAACCTTAATCGAAAAATCGCTTCACTATAACGGTGAGGTGGAGATCCATTTTTACCCAAACTCCCACCGCTATAAAGTGGCGGGGCAAAAGGACTACTTGATCGGCGTGACCACTGCATGTGGCATTGTCGACAAAAGTGGAGCGCTCATTCCTTGGGCAACCAAGCTTGCGGCGAACTACTTGATTGACCTGCTTGAACAAGGCAAAGTCATTGAGCCTATCGACGTTATTGGTGCCAGCACCCTGCACAAGGAAAAGAAAGAGGAGGCTGGGGCTAGTGGTAAGCTTGTGCATGAGTGGGCGGAAAAGTGGATCAAAGGCGAAAGCCCTGATATTCCAGACGACGAAAAGGTTCGCAATGGAGCCATCGCATTCCTGGACTGGGTAAAGGCGAACGACATTCGCTTTGTCACTAGTGAAAAAAGAGTCTACTCCAGAAAATATGGATACGTTGGAACGATGGATACATCTTTCACCATGGGCTCAGAAGATCACAACATCTTGCACGCTGGCGACTTTAAGACCTCGTCCGGGATCTACTTTGAGGCAGCTATGCAAGTTTCCGCATACCAGGCGGCTGACACCGAAGAACATGGTACGGTCTACGGGAGCAAGTGCGTCGTTCGATTCGATAAGGAGACGGCAGAGTTTCAGGTCAAATGGTTCAAGCCAGAAGAGCACCTTGGCCATTTCCGAGCTTTCCTTGCTTGCTTGGAGGTCAAGAGGCAGCTAAAGGTTTGGGATAAAACACATAACGATTACTACAAAAGAAACCCACAAAAGCAAGAAGCTTAATTTACTTAAAAATCATTTTATTCTTTAAAACCTATTCAAAATGATTAAGACAACACTTTATACCCCACGCGATACTACTGGAGTATGGCACGGCCAGATCATCGGAATCGAGCCGGAAAATAATCAGTTCCATGATCCTAAGAAAGACGGTTCAACCGAGGAGGTTCTTTCCATCGTGTTTGAGCTCACGAACCCGTCAGACGCTAACGATACAATCACTCATACCGAGCGCTTTGTCGCTCCTGTGTTTGGCAACGGACGGCTCTTTGATCAGCTTGCCGGACTATTCGGCGCAGGAAATCCTGGCGAAGCCTTCGATGAACAAAGTTTCTTAGGGAAATATGTGTACGTGGAGCTTGGCAAGAATAAGAAAGGCTACACCACAGTCCTTTACGTTTCAGCATCAAGTAAAGCGGCAGCCCCAGCCCCGGCAGTGAAAGTTAAGGTTGCAGCGACACCAGCGACAGCAGCCGAAACGCCAGAGGATCTGCCTTGGGAAGAAGCAACCGCTTAACCTATGATCCAAACTATCACAAAACCCGAAAATGGACGGCAGCACTTTGAGCTTGCCATAGCGAACGTCGCTATGGTTTCCGGATGCACGCCAAGATCACTCCGCGACAAGATCAAGTTTTACATGAAAAAGCGCGGGGAGATAGCGGAAAGCACAACGGAGCTTAGCGATGCCGAGCTCCATGAGTACGCTGGAAAGCTTATGGCGTTTTATAACATCTTTACGGTGTAGCTACGGCTGGGGTTCCCGGGAAATACGGTTTTGCCATAATACTCGGGGGCGCATTGCCGGAAGGCTTGCGCTTGTGAAGCCCCAGCAAATTTATTCAATAATCGACAATAACATGCAAATCGGATTCGTTGGAGGCCTCGCCCTTGTCTTCATAGCTTTAAAACTATGTGGAGTGATAGGCTGGAGCTGGTGGGTTGTCACTTCTCCTATTTGGGTAAGTGTAGTTGTAGCATTATTCCTTGTTTTTGTTGCTTTGGGGGCGATTGCCTTGAGTCTCTTGCTTAAAAAATAGCTCTTTAAAAACACGCTGGGTGGCGGAATGCAAAGACGCGCAGGACGTGAAACGTTTTTCCTACAAGGAGGCGGTCAGCAGCACATTATGGTACAAGGAGTTAGTGTGCTGTGGAGTTCTTCCTTGCAATTGTAGGTTCAAATCCTACCCCAGCAAAATAATTGGGATTAGCCAAGTGGTAAGGCATCGGGCTTTGATCCCGACATCGGGGGTTCGAATCCCTCATCCCAAACCAAATGGTCTAGTGCTTTGGAGGCGTTGTACCTAGGCGATTGCATTGCCAATGCGACCTCGCTAATCCAACCTAGATCACAAATACCCTGCGGGATGTGGAGTTTCCCCTCTGCATCCTGCAATTATAACAAAGTTACTACGGTTTACTAAAAACACTTAACAGCATGAAAAAAACAGAACGAGTCCGCTGGAAAATAGTCAAAGCGATTGCAGAGCTGCGAGCGCAAAACAATCCTAGCATTGCGGAGTCTTGCAAAAACCCTGTTTCTCGGGATGCCTTGGCTCGCCGTTTGGGTTATTCTAACGCATCAGCTTTAACCGTACCGCTTAAATCACTTGAGGAGAAAGGTTTTGTGACCTGGCAGCCAGGGAAAAATAATACACTCAAGTTAACGGAAAAGGGAAGGTACTCGGTCTTAATAGGCAAGCTTCTAATGGAGCCAGCCTTTGTGTTCCACTGTAAAGCTTGCAAGAGTGCTTACTGTTGGCGTAGCCCCTACCTTAAGCATGCGTGCCAAGCAACACCACCAGAGGCGATGATTTTTGGTGAAGGCATTGCGCATACTACGCTCAACAATGAAGTCGTGACATTAGACCCAGTTTTATATGTTGGCGCAACTAAGTTTTAAACGCTCGGCTCCCTTACTTTCTGCATGGCGTGGATAAGATCAAAGTAAGGGCTGGCCGTTTGTAACTTAAGCGCGCCAACACATGCAGGTCAAAACATGCACAAAATGTGGAGAACTCAAGCGAAACACCGACTTTGCAAAAAGACTCGGTGGTTTGCAGGTATGGTGTAGGGCTTGCATGAAAAAAGCGAACAGCGGAGTTTTCTACAGAAACAATATTGTAAACCTGCAAAAAAAGCATTGATTTTTGTTTTTTGTCGTGTTAGGATTGGCTTACTTTAACCAAGTCATTTATGGAAGACCAGATGCGTGCAGTCCTGATAGTTATTATTCTCCTTGCAAATGCAATATCCTTAGTTTCTATCAAGGACGTAAGGCGGAAGATCAAGGAGCTGGAGTCCATTAACTCTAAACGAAAATGAACAAGAAAAAACAATCTTTTGACGGCTGCATGAATGGAGGGGAAGCTCCTGTGGTTATCAAGCACGCGGAGCGCAAACTTATATGGGAGGGCTCGTTAAAAAAAGCTGAGCAGGCGCTTGCAAAAGCGAGTCGGAAGCCAAAAAAAGACCTCGCCCAGCCATCCCCCGTATATCTCAACAGTAGGGATAAAAAGATGATCGATGAGGTTGGACCCGTTTTTGGAAAGAAAGGCGTGTCTCCAGTGCTCAAAGCGTCTTTGAGGTTTGTCCACGCGTTAAAGGCGGCTCCGGCTCGACTTGAGCCAAGAATGACGCTAGACGACCTTGAGGACTGTGGTCAGCATCACGATTGTCAGGAGGCTCACTAATCAACACATCATGAATTACAAATACTACAACCAACTACACCTAAAATGCCACAGGAGCGCTATGCTCTGGAGCTTCCTTGAGGCTTCGGCTGGGCTTATAGCCTTTGCCTCGGTGTTTGTTTTCTTTGGTGTTCTTATTCTTTCACAAACTTAATAATGAAAAAACTGCTATTTATTCCCCTGCTTGCTTTACTGCTAACAGGGTGCAATGACGCTGATATTGCATCTTCTAATCTATCTAAAGCTGCTGACCAGTTCGAGATAAATCGCCGAATAGTATTCTACAATGGGATCACTGGCGAGTACTTGCTTGAACTAATCGGCTTATGTTCCCTAGGCAATTATGATGCTCCAGGTCAGCTATCAGTAACATGCAAAACGGGCCCAGGAGAGTATAAAAAACACTTCCTTGGTTTATCAGATAATGTAACTTACTTTGCCGAACAGATTGAAGCGCAGAGCGTTAGCACTTACCACTACAGAGTGATCTTCAAGCCACAAGCTATCGTCCCGTACATTGATTTAGAAGTCCAATAACTAATATGAAACTACCAGTAAAACATTTACCCTATTGCCGTAAAAGCGGTGTGTCATGCCTTGTGATGCACTCTGACGGCGTTTGCCCAGATGTGAGGGATTGCGAGGCTTGCAAAGCTGACAAGCTCAAGCAGATTGCTGAAGATACTTACTACAGCATATACAGTTACCTTGACGACAAAATCGACTCAAGTGATGCCAGGGCAATACAGGAAGCCATTTTAGATGCGATGATTAAGGCAATCAATTTAACCAACTAACATGAAATTCTCAGAAAAATTAGAAGCCAACTGGAAGGCTGGCAAGTATACTTTGGTTAAAGATTTAGCTGATGGGGAGTTTGCCCTGTTCACGACAAAAGACCAAAGGGGTTCCGTCAGGAATACTTTATGGACTAGTCAAGAAAAGGACACCTTGTTTGCTCATACACATGATGTGACTATTGATAAATCTGAGCTTGACAAGATGAACCTAAAAATCATCCGCACCATAGACCCTATGGAACTTATGGGGAGTGGGTATGAAGAGGGGCAGAAGGTGAGGATTTTGCCTAATGCTATGGAGTTGTGTGAAAAAGCAGGATTAGGAGGGTTTATCAATGTTGACAAACAGTTAGCGGTTAAAGATGGTTTTGGTTTTTTTAAATTAACCGCAGGCCTAAGTTATGGAATTTACAATAAAGATAAAGGCAACTGGTTTAACTTCCCTCCCTCAGCCATTGAACCCTACTTTGAAGATGAAGAAACAGTAAAAATAGGTGAAGTTACCTACAACAAAGCTGAGTTTGAGGAGGCGGTGAAGAATTTAAAACCTATAAAATGAAACAACAAATAGAGCAGCTCATCGACAGGCTAGCGGGCAGCCACAAAGGGCCTGTCTTAGTCGGCGACGTGCTAGACCTTGTATCAATCGCATGGACTGAGGAACAGCAGGAACAGCAATGGCTTGATCTTGTGAAGCTTTGGTTTGAGTGTGGAACCACAAAATCCCTCCAGGAAATCTTTGACCGTGCAGAGTGGGAAGATTGCGTAGTTTATGTCGGCCCAGTAGTGGAGAGGAATGGCATCCCAAAGTGCCTTCCCAAGCAACCTGAAATCCGAGCTTTGTTTGAGTACCTGTTAACACTTGGGATATGAAAACATTTATAGACGAATACTTTTGCGACCCAAAGAATCTTGCTGAAGAAAGCATTCTTACTCGATGCGATGGCCGAGTTAGCCCAGAGGTTTTCTTTAAGCTTGGAAGCTCATCCCAGGAGAACACCTTCCTACTTACTAAGCGCATAGAATGCCCAGACGGATTCTCCATGAGTGTGCAGGCAAGCTATTCTGCATATTGTACTCCACGGATCACGCTTAGAAACAAATGCTTGAATATCTATACCCACTTTGAAGTGGGATACCCGTCGCATGAGGAAGAGCTTTTAATGCCTTATGCTGAAAATCCATCAATCCCCACTGATACAGTTTACCCCTATGTGCCCAAGGAAGTAGTGGACCAAATCATTGCTAAACATACTTACCCCGCCCACCCTTTAGAGGCGGATAAACAATAAATTTATGGCTAACAATTCACCACAATTTTTCACAGATGACCTAGTGGAAGGAATCAACAAGGCTATTGAAAAGGAAATCGGCAGGAGGTTTGATGAGCAGATTGAGATATTGAAACAGGCTAAGCCTGAAATCGTGGCAGGAATACTCCTTAACATCACTTCCCGAGTTCAGATGGATAGCCGTATGCAGGAAGTCGTATTAACAATTAGAAAAGAATCCTAACCCACCCCCACTAAACAATAAATTATGAAGAAAGAATACATAATAATTAGAGAGTCTATGGCCGTGTCGTTTGTTAACGACCTCACAACATTTGGGATGATGACGGCCGTCTACTGGATAAACTATAGGTTTATTGGGGATAGTAACTTTATGAAGGGGCTACTTCTGATTATGCTAATGGTGTTGGTGGCAGCAAAGCCTACACTTGGGAAGTGGTCATTTAATTCCAAAGAGGACGCAATAAAGCACATTGAAAAACTTTAACCCTCACCTAATGGAAACAAAAGGCCATTCTCCTTGGTATGACTGCCCAAAATGCGGAATAGCCATAGATGGCATAAAGAAAACAGATGGCACTTTTTTAAAGAAAATCCCTGCTAGGAGAACGCTTCTAGAAATTGTTACTGGCTCAGAAACATATGTTTATCATGGAGCGTGTGGAATGGAGTTTATGGTCTGTAAAGAACCAAAACCTAAACCTTGAAGAACCTTCCCTTTATCACTAATTTAAAACCTTAATATGGCCCCCCTCGAATCCCTCACAGCTAAAATACACGCCCTATGTCCTGAGCTTTTGGAGCTGGGGTTTGGATGTAGGGTAAAAATACCCGACTCGCCATTTCCCGATAATACAGAAATGATTATTGGGGAGTCAATAGATGCAGACGGAACAGTGTTATATGCAACCACTGGATATGTTGTAAGCAACTTCACAGATTTAGAGCTTGATGCAGTCGGCCACCCTATCAATCTTGAGCATGTTCTTAAGGCTCTGAATTTGGTAGGATTATCTTACGAAGTTTGCTCAGCTGGCCCAGGGCAAAGCTGGCTTGAGGCGTGGGACCGAACGGCTACCCTTTGGGAGCTTGCTCTCCCCCTCGACAAGCAAAGCGAGGAAACAATAAAGTTCCTTGACGATTTACTTCCTAGCCCAGAGTCAAAATGATGTCCTACCTAGACCGTACCTTTTGCGCCAGTAAAACCGAAACTCATACTTGCGGGCGTGAGATAACAGAGGAGCATAAAAAGCGTGCTGAGGAGCTTGGCTTGCCTATCTCCTATACGTTCTTTTGTGGTGGTGAGATTGCCGACACGTCTAATTAGGCACAAACTGTACACATTTTATACATAACAACACGCTAAAATGACTAATCAAAACAACTGGGAGGAAGGGCTTAAAGAAATACGAAACTCTATAACTATGGCTAGTGAAAGAGGATGGGGGAGAGAACTTGAAGAAATGCTTGATATTTTCCTGGGCATTCCAGGAAAGAATCTATACAAGGCCACAGATATAATCCCATTCATCCTCAAAATCGAAGCCGATGCAGAAAGGCGGGGAGTGGAGAAGTGTATTGAAGTTTTAGAAGGAAGGATTACATCTTGGGAAGATAAGCCATCAGATGGAATTTGGTTCATTAAAAGATTACTCCTTAACACCCCACCAAATGAACCCTCGCACAGAGAAACCTCACACTGAACAGCTCACAGAATGGGCAGATCACATGGTAGACAATGGAATTGTTGTAACCACCACTCGTGACGTTATGATGGCCAAATATAGGATTGAGCTTGTGCTTGATGCAGAGGTGCATGGACAAATCAGTCTCACCAGGCACGCTATCCAAAGCCTTGAGGGCTTGCTAACATTCTGTAAAAATAACTTGTGAAAAAACTCCACATCGAAATCGCTGGCTTTGACCTCTACTGCGATGATAGCGCGGACGTGCCTAGAATCAGAGCTGAGTTTAGTAAACTACTTGCCAAGCGCAAGGCTCCTAAGATGGGTGATTCCCCCTTTCCTGACCTTTTAAACCCTAAATCATGAAACCCACCCAAGCACTCCAAGGTAAAGACCTTACCTTAGCTATTGACGACTACCTCACAAGGGGAGTCCAAACAGGCCCACGCATTGACCACGAAGCCCAAGAGGCAGAGCTTTTGTATATTATACATGCAGCGGATAAGAAGCTAACACGCCTTAGCCCCTCAGAACGTAGGGCTATAAATGACATGGTCAAGTTTGTTCGTGAGCAGATAGCTAATACACAAGCCTTAAACCCAGACTTTTAAACCTCAAGCCATGACCCCAACTAGAGAACAGGTACTGCGCAAAGAAATCAAAAAACTGAGCGATGACTTGAAGGAAACCCGGAGGCTTATAGTTAAACTTGACATGCAAGTCCTCAGCAAAGAAGCCGCACTTAAAAAGGCAGAAAAAGCTCTAGACTCGCTTGAGCCAGGGCCGCTGATTATATCGGAGCATGCAATGCTTAGGTATCTGGAAAGAGTGACGGGGATTGATATGGACATGATCAAAAATGCGATCTTACCTCCAGGCTACACCATCCCCGCTTGTCTAGAGGGAGGCGAGGGCCAGCGCTACAACCTCGGGACCCACACCATTATAGTAAAAGGAAACACTGTTGTAAGCGTCTTTTAGTGACATCAAAGGCACACCAAGCTTTTTTAGTTTGTCAACACCAGCCTGTTGACGCTTCCCTATAAGCGGCTAGAGTGGTGCGCAATGAAAGATGCAATCATAAAACTCGACGTCTACAAAGAATTTAAGGAGGCAGCTGAAGTTTATGCTAAAAAGAAAGGCTGGACCCTGGACCGCCTATTCATCGCCTGCGTCCGTAAGGAAATGGATCGCAACCCTTAATCGCGGAAAGGCCCACACCCAATTAAAAGCGCATACCAAAAAGGAAGCCCCCTCCACGCCATAGTAAGAGCTTCCTTCAACCGTAAGTGTTTTTTACGTCCTCTTTTTGAAAACTCGGTCCTTGAATTGATCCGGAAATAATGCAAAAAGGACTCCGCCGATCAGGCTTCGCATTGCAGCGGAACCAAGGGCGAAAATCACTTCGTGCTCAATCTGACCTTTCATGAGGCTATTGAAAAGAGCATCGAGATCATTTATGCCAACCATCATGAAGATGGAAACGAACGCCCCCCAAAATGTGATCACGAATGAGTGTAGTTCAGCCTTTCCCCTGGACTGATAATAGTGGAGAAAGTCTTTTTGAATTTGAATGAGTAAATTCATTTTAAAGTGGTTTAATCAAGTAAGCCCATCCGATCGAGCAGAACAGCCCGGCGAATGCGCGTAAGGTTGCCCTCCGCCTTGCTGAGCTTGCCAAGTTTTACCCAAATTTCCTCGTCCTCTTTGTCACCTATAATCTGGACAGGATTGCTTTGCTCGGTCTCGATTCCTTTTTTAATCGCCTTATCCCAAGACTTCACCGCCCAAATAGGTACATTTTTTGGCAAAGCTCCAAGCTCCATATCCTCAGCGTAAGCGAACACGTAGGCCCTGCGGAAAAACACTCCATTCTTGATCAAGGCTTTTAAATTTTCCTTGCTGATCCTGTAGATGTTGTGCTTGGCAGTCTTTGAGTAGTTGTCCACCGCAAGAACTTCAACGTCGCCCCCTGGAGCTAAACGGATAGCATGGCCATAGCTCTTAGGCTTGAAGTCAACGCCTCCAAGGACACCGTCGTCATTCTTGTCCCGAGTATATGCTGCATTTCCATTGAATCCAACCCCCAAGGTATAGCCCTTATCTAGTGCGTCGGCCGCCTCCTCGGAGTCAAGTTCAAAGACAAACGTTTTCAGGTCAAGATTAAAGAACTCCTTTGCCTTCACCCTTACAAGATCCACTGCGTTTTTCAAATACCAGCCAATCTTAGGGTCAGCGCCAAGCTTAATGGCCTCGGCCCAAACATTCGCCCGCTGCTCGTCAGACCATCGGATTCCGGTGAGGTCGCTCACCATCCCCATGCTTTTATGCACAGTGCAGGAATTGGCTCCGATATCCGGTTGGTGGTATTGAATTTTATTTGTAGCAAAAGTATTCCGTGGATATGGAAGTACCACAACCCCACCAAGGAGCTGATAGTCAGACTCCTCCCACCCGTCACCTAGTACGCCTGAGCAAATTTCTTCCTCCATATAAATTGGTGTTAAGGCATTAGATTGCCGATAAAGGCAATAACTATAAAAGATATTACACACCCAGCCATGCCGAAAACAATACCTTTCCATTTACCGTCCACAATTTGAGCATTCAGTTTAGACTCGGAAGCTTGAGCGAATAGGTTCAATTTTGACTCCATTTCTGTTCTAGAAAGTTGCAACTCTTCTTTTGTGGTAAACCCACTTTTAATTCCATCAAGAGACTCTTTGAAGGCCTTCACGCCGTCCTCAATCTTGGTTTCTAACCTAAGAAGCGTGTCATTGAGCGCTTGCATAACCGCATCCGACTTGATCCTCCCTTCGTTCATGATTTTCAATTCATTTTCGTGTAAATTTAAGCGTTCGCCGTGTTGGTTTAGGCGCTCCTCAATGTGAATAAACTTTTCTTGAGTTACCTCATCCATGCTCAAAGTAAAATTAAGAAAGGTGAAGTTTAGATTCAACGATCAAGCTTTTTTTGATCCATGCCGCCCTAGTGTTTCCATTGTTTGAGTCGATAGCGAAAAGATAATACAATAAATTTGCCATAGTCGGCTTGCTTGAAGTTCTAGTGGCGACAGGCGTAGTCATGTCGTCGATGTAAAACTTCCAGTCAGTCCCGTCAAATTCAACCTTGTACACCGAATATTCGTTTATATTCGGGAATGAAATTGCAACCTTGCTTTGCGTCGACCCGTTTCCAACAGAAGCGTAAAGCGTCGAGCCATTCATAATGAAGCCAGCATGGTGAGTCACGTCGGTTGCCCCGGGAGCATCTATATTCGCTTTGTACCCAAAAAACCCCATATCGTAATTAGCGTAAGCCCGATCAAGCCTGAAAGAGCCAGTAACGCTGAAGGCCTGCGTCGCTCCTGCAACAGGGCCAATGGCTGCATTTGTATCCTCATTCCTTCCGGACTCAAATGCTACGTAGACTAGATCCTCAGCAGAAGAATTATTCATCGAGATTTCCCCTTGATAGTGGGTGACATTATAGTCCGTCGCGCTCCCCCCAGTGTCGCCTGTAGTGATAATTTTCTCCTGAACATAAGTTGTGCTTTTCAAATTCTTCACAAGGTCTCGGAAGCGAGCTGAGTTTATTGACTGGATAGTCCAGACGGTTCCAGTGTAAACCAAGGTCAAAACACTTCCAGCTGGAATCTCATCCGGCCTAGGATCCGTCCCATCAATGCATTTGATCGCACTTGTGTTATCGAGCGCGAGGGAATTTTTGAAACGCAAAGTAGCTCCAACCTGAGTGTTCGCATTCGCAACAAGAACTTTTACAGCCTGACCAGCACTTAAAGCCGTGATCTGATTATCGCACGTTACAATATATGCATTCGCCACCCCGGTATCCGTAAGAATATCACCCGCATGACGCAAAATATCCTCACGAAGTGCATTCCTTTCAGAAGCGCCAACTGTATCCCCGCTCGCTTTTGTTACTGAGGCAATGGCCATATATTATGCGTCGTTTAAAGTGATGACAGACCTGACGTTCAAAGTTTCGCTTGCGGACTTCGTTATAGCCTGAGTAAACCTGTTAAACATTTGCCCGCTATTCGCCGTACTAGTTCCATCAATAAACATTCCGTATTCTTGATAGGTCCCGCTTGTTTCCGTAGCGTTAAAAAACGTCTCCAAATACGCCACGTTTGATATTGCGGTTCCGCTAGACAACGCTTTCCTGTAAACCTCGGTTCCGAGCGTCGTGTCTCCAACAGCTGCGGCAGTGGAGCTTGATCCAAGTGCCGTATAGTTGACCATACCTGTATAGGTAGAAGCCCCGGCAAGCCTGGAAGCTATGGCCGCACGGCCAACTGTTGTAGTTATATTTTCAACAAGGATTTCTCTTTTTTGGAATCTTTCGTTCAGCTCTGCAATTAGCTCGGAAGCTTCACTCCCTATTGACTGGATTATGCCTTGCCACTTGGCGACCACTTCACCCCTAAGAAAAGCCAAAGCATCAAGCCCCCGCTCTAATTCAGCACTCCATTTTTCAGCTAGAGCCATCCTATATTTCACCATCTCTATTTCCATCGGCAGGATTTCCTCTTCAGCTAAAAGCATGGCCTTTGCTCTTTCAGCGGTCACTTCCTCAATGCTTAAACTTAATTTCTGAGCCTTCTTTGAGCTACCATCGCAAACAATAAACGTGTGAACACCTTTTGCTGTCACTTTTCCAGAACGCGTCAAGGCTTGGGAGGTTTTCATTTGAAAGTGGTTTACTTGCTCCATTTTACTTTACGGGCCATAATCGCACAACCCAAAGCGAGTAGTGAATACTTGCCCCGTGGAAGTCTCATATTGCCACGCTCCGCTAGTCGTGTCGTCCACGGTGTTGACATCGTCGGAAGTAAGTGTTTCCGCCTCGCTTGCCAGCTCAAACCCTACGCCGTCAGCAATAGAATTGACGTCGTCCGTAGTAACAATTTCGTTTGCTTCAACAAATGTGGCCACAATAGATCCGTCATCAATCTGGATAGGCCGATTGCCCCTAAGAAGTTTTTGCATGAACTCAATCCAGCCGTTTAAAGAAGTGCCAAACTTCACATTATAAATGAAATTGTCTTTGAACTCCCCTTCCGACTGCCGAGCAGACACAGACTGGATCAAGTAGTCTCCAAGGACTTCCTGGAAAGAATCCTCCACCGTAAGAAGCTGTCCAGGCTTTAAACCTTGCACGCTAGTGGTAAACGACCCGGTGACTATAGGGTTTGAGTAAGTTTTAACCTTGGCCTCCGCAATAGTGATCGCAGAAACCCTGTCCTGTATAGACGCATCGCTTATTGTGTCTAGGTCAAAAATGCCGTCACCTAGCCCTAGCGCTTTTAAGGCAGCCACCGACCCGTAGTCCGTATAAAGAACCTGAATCGGCACACGCTCAATGAATGAAAACTTTATCAGTACGGTTGAAGCAAAGGTGACGATATGTGAGGAATTTCGCATCGTTCTAGCATTGCTATTCGCCATAAAATCAAAACTTGCCTCGTCAGCATCGTCCAGCCCCTCATAGCCAACCGTCTTGGGTATGGTAAAAAAAGTTATAGTATCCCCAACGGTTTGGCTAGGCACTGCGTCTACTGTAAAATTATTCGCATCCACTACGGTCACCTCCCTCACGGCGTTTGACCTGGTCCTGTTCGTCACGTGGTCGCCCGTAACTAGCCCGTGCGCCGTGATTGTGACGTTTGTCGTGGTAGTCCCTATCAAAGCAAGATTAGAATCGGTCGCGTCATCTAGCAGCACCTCCATATCTGCAAACTTAGACTTAATCACCCATTCTCTTTTCGCATTGTCCCCAAGCTCTATTTGCGGATACCTATTGTCGGAATATTCCTCACCACCAAGCAACAGAACCCTATTTCCTAGCTGGCTTTGGTCTACTTCCACCTTCATGCCATAAAAGTTTTCGCTTGAATTGGTGACTTCAAAAGGCGCCGCACTAGCGCCAGAACCCTCCAGGCGTAGCTTGCGGTATTCGTCTATATAAAAAATTTTGTCAGTTCTATCTCCAAGTGCCGTAAAAAGCTCGCTTGGCTTAATTCGTGGGGAGACTAGTGAGTCGACTGCGGAAGTGTCACTCAGAAGCTCTGGCGAAAAAGAGCTTTCTCCGACTATCCGTATGTCATCGACCAGTATGCTGCCGCTAGTGGTGATGCCATAGAAAAGAAAGTTGACCATGGATATAGCTGACCAATTCGTACCAACCCCGCCTGAGCTTGTTACGGCAGAAAATGTATTCAATGGGATCGAGTAAAATCTCCAGGCCCCGTCATTGACGATCAGATCTTTTAGCGCCCAAGAATGATTCTTCCCAAACTCTTCTCCCAATCTCACCACTGTACTTGACGATGAATTGGGATAGCTAGCCGGAACTTTCATCCAAAAAGTAAGATATCCTTTTGTTGGAGTGTTCCCAAGTGGTCCGGAAGGCAAAACTATACTAGAAAAATCGATTGAGGAGAAAAAAAGAGCAAAAGATGCAAGTCCTGTTGAAAAAGTATAATTAAACTTTACCGCACCACCCCCTTGCACATAATCAGACAGCTCCGTCGTCGGGTTGTCGCCGTCAACGCTGTCTAACCATGCAGCAGCAGCGGCTGCATTGTCAGCATAATCGCACTGGTCTAACGAAACATTATAGTTCACGTCATTGTTTAGCACATCTATCATCACCTTCCTGACCGTAGAGTCATCCCAAGAGTCAGAAACATATTTCTTGTCAAAAATCTTGTTAAAAGAAACCCCTTCAATGTCATACTCCACATTCCTTTCGTGTCCTGTATTCCTTGACTGCACCCGTCCGATCACTCCAGCAAAAAGCCTGACCCCTACTTTGGCTCCACCGGTAAAGCTTGAGCTGACAGCATCGCTATACGTGATTAGGTTCCCCGATTCATTGTTTGAAACTACAGTAACCGCCCTTTGTGAAGACCGCGTTTGTGCAGACACGAGACTTGTCTCCCCTATGTTACACTCTAAAATATCGCCGGCATTAAAAAACCCAACCCCTTTTTGATAGCTGCCAGACGTGGTGATCGTTTTGGCCCCCGTGTCGTGAGACACAATAGTGTCACCTTTATAGATAATCACCTCTTGATTTTCTGACGGCTTGGCTCCAGAAATTATAGTGAAGTCCGCTGAGCCACCTCTATTAGATAAGGCGGATTGAACGGAAATACTGTTCAGCTCCACGTCAGCGGTCCTGTCTACCCCATCAATGTATACAAAAATAGCCATGGATTTTGTTTAAACAACCGAAGTGCTGATTTTGAGCTGCCTTACTGCAATGTCCATGTACTCCATGGCAACTTCCTTGCTTGAGACGGGGCCGTTGAAATTAAACGTTACAGATTGCCCCCCCACACCGTAGTTTTTGCCCTTAGACAATGGAACTACCGCCTCGGGGCCAGCCTCGCCTATAAGCGCAAGTGTGGGGCGATTTACCACTCCACCCTCGGCCAATTTTGGGATTTCAGGAATTTTGCTCAATTTTATGCCCGGAAGCTTGTTCGCAGCGCCGACTAAGCCGTTGAGGCCCTTGAGCGCCACATTGATCATCGTAATCATGCCGTTCACCATACTTTTAACAACCTCAAGGACAAACCCGGCGCCAGCTGTCACGACCCC